GGCCGGTGATGAGAAAAGCGGAACTCCATCAGTGCCCCTTGATGACGACGTCGACCACGCCGTCGACGACGGCGCTCGATGCGTCTCTAACCTTGATAAGCGGCCCGCCGGCGGCGCCGGCGTTGGCCTGTTTGTCGACCCACTCCGCGCGCACGCCCGTGCCGCCATCGTCCTGGCGAGTGATCACGATGTTGTCGATGGCGCGATAGGTCCGGGTGAGCGTGAGGCGCGTGCCGGTGGTGGCCGCGATCGCCACGTCGTCGAAGCGCTCGACGATGTCGGGCACGTCGCAGATCAGATCCAGCTCGGTGATGACGCCCTGCACCGGCCCACCCAGCACCGTGGCGCGCACCTGGTATGTGTCGGCCGTGGTGTCGAACGGCCCGAGCCGGCCAGGCCATGGCACCCAGCTACCGATGGTGGACTCGGGCCAGAAAAGGTCGTCGTCCGCGCCCCAGAAGGTGGAGCCGCCCGAGCCCCAGAAAAGCGGCGACGTGCTGATGCGGTAGTCGAGCGTGTAGTCGCCGGTGATGTCGGTGTCGACCAGCAGGATGCCGTCGTCCAGCTGGTCGCTGGCCGGCGTCCAGCTCGCGACGTAGGTCAGCTCGTCGTAGACGTTCGACGGCCAGAAGTCGTCGCTATCGTTCGTCGGCCAGAACAGCGCGTCGTCCGCGCGCCAGAACAGCGGCGACGACAGCAGATCGGCCTCGAGCACGCCGCCGGACACCGCGCCGCCGGTGATGGTGCCGGTGAAGCCCGGGGCCTCGCTCTGGGTGTCGATGACGTTCTCGACCGGCAGGTCGCCAAGGTCGATGGTGACGCTCGCGGCGGTGGCGCTGACGTTGCCGCTGGTGTCGACCGCCTTGATGAGGATGGTCTGCGTGCCGTGCAGCGCGGAGATGTCGAACGGCGGCGCCGTGACCACGCCCTGGTGCAGTGCGCGCGCCGCGCCCCAGTCCTGACTGGTGCCGTAGTTGGCGCGCAAGATGAAGCCGGCCAGGTCGACGGGCGGGTTCGGGTAGGGCCACACCAGCGCGTCGCCGCTGCGATAGAAGCGCTCGACGTCCGGCGGGACGCTCGTCTTGCCGACCACGGTGTGGTCGATGCGCACCCACTCGGACGTCGCCCCCACTGCGGACACCGAGCGCAGCTCGATGCTGTAGGTGGCCTCGTCCTCGACGGGCGCGAGCGAGATGGTGCCACCGTTGGCCGCGGCCGCCTGGCCGATCTGCCAGTCCTCGACCGAGCCCGACTCGCGGAAGCGTGCCTGGACGATTTCGGCCGCGACGCCAGTGGCCGACTGGTCGACCGTGAAGCTCACGACAATGCGGCTCACGAACGTGCCGTCGCTGGCGCGCACCAGCACGCCTTCGCCTGAGTCCACCGACTCGATGGACGGCGGGCTGGGCGTGGCACGGTTCGCGACGGGCGGCAGCGTGATCTGCGGGTCCCAGTCGTCAATGGGGCCGGCATCGGCGTCGAAGATCTCCGGCGAGTAGTCCAGGAACGAGATGGTCGCCGAAAGGTGATCCTGCGAATCGATGTTTCGGACGATGAGGTCAACGGGTTCGCCGAGGGTCACCAAGTCGCCGACCTGCGGACCGGTGGCGGTGGCGACAGGCGTGGTGAACGTCAGATCGGTCTGGTCACCCGCAACCGTATCGACGGCAATGGTCGCGTCGGTACCGTCGGCCAGGCGGCAGTAGATCGTGTAGCTCTCCGCGCCGTCCATGGTGAGCGGCGCGTCGAGAGTGATGCCGGTCGTGTTGCTGCCCGAGGTGGCGAGCGCATGCACGCGCGCGCTGCCCACCGCCCACAGCATGGTCGGGTGCGCGACCTTGACGCGATCGCCAGGCGTGCACACCAGGTGCTCGAAGTCGGCGGTGCCGTAGTAGATCTCGGGGCGCAGCTCGGCCTGCCACAGCAAGCGCCTGGCGCGCATCACCGCGGCGCGCGCGTTCGTGGTGTAGGGCAGGTCCAGGACTTCGAATCGCGTGGCCGTGGTGGCGTTGTAGCCCTGCCGGTAGATGATGCGCTCGCTCCACTGCCCGCGCGCCTGCTCGTCCGGCCAGCGAACGCGCAGCGCATGCGGACGCGCCACCAGGGACTTCTCGCCGCGCACGTCGGTCAGGTTGCGCGCGGTGAAGTGCTGCGCGACCGTCGGCCGGGCCTCGTCCACCACCACGGTGTAGATGCCGTTGGGCGTGGCCGGGACGGCGTTGGCGGTGGCTGCGATGTCGGTCAGCCTATCCCACGCGCTGACGCCGGCGTCGATGAAGGCACCGTCGAAAGTCAGGCCCAGCGCCGCAGAAGAGGCGTCCCAGGCGAGCAGCGCGTCCAGGTCGAGGCGGCTGTCGGCCAAAGGGCGCGCGTTCGAACGCCCGCGCAGCACCTCGGCGAAGGCCCAGGCCGGCGAGCGCGTCTCCTGTTCGACCCAGGCAGAGCCCGTCCAGACCGGCAGCACCGCCTGCACCGAGCAGTTGAACTGGTCGATGACGCCGTTCAGCTGGTCCGTGGCGCGGATCCTCATCTCGACGGTCGCGAGGTTCGCGGCGTTGAACGGCGGGTCGTTGCGGTAGCTGCGGAAAGCAGTCCAGAACGCTTGCTCCGTCGTTACGGTTTGGTCTTGCCCCTCGTTGTCGGACTGGTCGTCCTGGGTGACGCGCTTGATGCGGAGGTCGTACTGCCCGCGCTCTGGCACCTCGATGCGGATGGTGCGGCGGATGGCCTGCTTGCTGTTGGCGCGGATGGTGAAGTAGCCGCTGCCGTCCTTGATGACCGACACGCGATCGTCGCTGATGTCGGCGTTCAGCCAGACGTCGGAGGTGGCCGCCTTGTACTGGACGTGGAACGACACCTGCAACTGGTACTTGCGGCCGCGGCCGGTAATGAGCTGCAGGCCGTTCGGGAACACGACGTCGATGGACATCTCGTCCGTCGATACCTCCGAGCGCCGCTGGCTGTAGCCGTTGGCCTGCTTGAGCTCGATCTGTATCGGCGTCTCTCGGACCTGAGCGGGAAACAGGGTGAGGTCCGGATCGGTGCTGTAGCCCTCGCGGATGCGGACCGTGACGTCCTCGAAGTTCGCCACCGGCGTGTCGCCGATCTTGAGCGCCGAAATCGACAGCGGGCCCTCCCCCAGCACGAACACGACGCGCAGGAACTGATCGGACGTGCCGCGGGACAGCTCGGTGTAGAACTCGGTGCCACGCGGCGGCGTGTAGCCGACGACGCGACCGAAGATGCGCGGGATGGGCTGGTAGGGCCTGGCGTCGTTGCGCGTGCCCTGGAGGCTCCGAAGCGGCGAGACCTCGTCGGCGCGGCCGCCGAAGTTGCTGGACTGGCGCGGCGTGGGCGTGAGCGCCATCTGGATGGCCATGCCGACCAGCGTGGCGCCGATGCCGATGGCGGCCGCTGCGAAGCTGCCGGCCGTGACCAGACCGGCCGAGATGGCCGTGCTGGTGGCCGCCGCGCTCAGGATGACCGGGATCAGCGCGACGAGCGGACCGTCGGGCACCGCGCGCATGGCGACCTGCTCGCCCGCATGGGGCCGCGTCGAGCGCCAGTCCTCCTTCGCGATGACCCGGTCGCCGATCACGACGACGGTGTGCGCCATCAGCGCGAGCGGCACGTTGCGGCGATAGGCTGCCTCGCAGATCGCATCCTCGACCGTGCAGCCAACGCCCAGGAAGAACGCGTCGCGCTCGGGCCGCAGCGGGTGGGGCTGGGCCAGCACTGAGAACGTCGGGACCGGCAGCATCAGGCGAGATCCCGGTGGCGGTAGAAGCCCTCGATGCGCGGCGCCCATCGCGGCGTGCGGTAGGACTCCACGCAGCTGTCGTGCCCGTCCATCAGCACGTGAAGCATGCGGCCCTGCCCCATCACGACGCCGATGTGCGCGGGCGCGCCGGCAATGCGGAGCAGTACGCCATCGCCATAGCGCTCTGCGCCGCGCGGTACTTCTCGCCAGGCGCCGAGCTCGTCGGCGATGAGCGCGGCCAGCTGCTGCCCGTCGTCCCCGGGGACCTGGTCGTCGTAGGTGGGCAGTGCGATGCCGAGCTCGGCAGCGTAGAACGCGCACAGCAGGCGCCAGCACCCATGCGGGCGCTGCCAGGGGCGGCCGGTCCAGTCCATCAGCGGCGCACCGCCCTGAACAGCAGCGGGAAGTCGACCGGATTGAACAGTCGATAGGGGTAGGGCTCAGTCACCAGCGACTCGACGGTGAGCCCGAGGCGCAACTCGGCGGCCGAGTACTGGATCGACGTGATCTCGAACGACCACGGCCCCGCTTCGACGGTGTCGAGCGACGTGGACATGACCACCTCGATCTCGACCTCGGCCGGCGTGGTGATACTGCGCGCGATCACGACGAGCGTCTGATCGACGTCGTGGAACACCATGTCGAGCCGCGGGAGCTCGCCCTGCACCGCGGGCGGCAGCATGGGCGTGAAGGGATAGGCGGTGTAGGTGTTGCCACGGCTGACGACGTTCTCGAGGTCGGACACCAGGCGGATGGGCGTGACCAGGTCGTCGTGGTCGATGGTCAGCAGCATGAGCGGCACGACGCTGGTCTGCTGAGCGTAGAGCGCGGCGCGCGCCGCGAGCGACACAGCGCGGCTCATGGCCAGATGCGGAGCTGCAGGGACACGCGCCAGTAGCCGGCGCCGACCGCGGCGTAGCCGGGGCGGGCGGCGAACATGAAGGTCGCGGCCGCGCGGGTGCGCGGGTGCGTCCAGTCGAAGGAGTCCGCGCCCCAGTTAAGCGTGGTCTCGAAGAACGTCTCGAGCGTGGCCACCTGGGCGGTGGTCATCACCATGTCGCCGGCGATGTCCACCGGGGCCGATCGGTACAGCGGGCGGACCTTGGGCGGGCCGGCGTCCATCGGGCTGCGGAGAAGGACGTCGGCCGTCTGCTCCTGCATGCCTTCGAGCCGCAGGAGCTGCGGCAGCGTGGCGGGCCAGGCAGCCATCAGCGGGTTGCGATCGGCGGCTTGCCGAGGCGCGAGCCGCCGCGGCTGATGTTTCGCTCGACAGCCGCGGTCACGAACACCTCGATCGCGCGGCCGTCCGCGCCGCGCCGCGCGGAGACGTCCGCGCCGGCCTGGTTGTAGACGTTCACCACCGGGGCCTCACCGCCACCGGCGCCCGCCATGCGAGTGCCGACGGCGACGTACTCGCCCGCGCGCGCGGTGAAGGCGACAGGGTGCTCAGAGCCCGAGCCGCCGACGCGATACAGGCCGCCGGCGGCGTTGCCGAACAGCGCGGCGGGGTTGCTGAAGCCGCCGCCACCACCGCCGCCGAAGTTGAACAGGCCGGAGAACCCGCCCGAGAACGCGCCGCTGAGCGCGCCCACCAGCGGCTCGGTGATC